TCTCCCTGTTTGGGAGTAAGATAATTAACAATAACACTCTATTATACAAAGACTTACGAACAAAGAAAAAACAATATGTTGAAACAGTGTGTCAACAGCTGCCAATATTTTGAAGAACTAAGGATTAATAAGATTGATGATACCTTGTCTCCCTATTCCGGTAATCTTTCTATGGTAGATAATATGGCCATTGTCAGCAACCTCTTGCTTTATATCAAACCAGCCAAGAGTAGCGTATTTAGTATATGGCACCCACGTCTGATTAACTTTGTATTGCACACCAAGTTCCTTTAAACGGTTATTAAGTTCAATTGCCGATTTAAGTCCCAATTCTTTGGCAACTTCCGTACATGTATAGGTTTTATTTACATGAGTAAGAACAGCTACCTGCTTCTCTGCTTCAATGCGTGCTGACCGTTCTTGTTTCAATTTCGTGAGAGCCGCTATCATGGCATCAGGATTATTTAGGGCCTCTTCTATAAAGTCAGAGGTCGCAAAGATACCATGCTTACGTATTGAAGGTAATACCTCATCACACACCCAGTCTTGAAACTGTTCAGCATTAGGGAGGTTACTTCTCATTATAAGCCGATATACATCCTTTTCTGGAATATATACCATATTAGTACCACCAATTCCATTGCCATGTGGGTAAAACACCTTTTTGCCTGATTTGCAATGCCTTTGTATTGCATCAGCTGTATCAGAATAGCCCAATGCAGTCGCTACATCCTTTGCACAAAACAAAGGATCATTACTTTCGTTCATTACAATTCGGACTTCGCCAAATTGCTCATTTTTGAAAATCTGAATATCATTCATACAATTTTCGTAATGTGCCCCTTCACACATGGGAATATAAAAAAACAGTACCGAACGCTTGAGGATCTTTCGGCACTGTTTACATATTCCCAACTCTATGGAAATACTTAATATTTTCATGCGTTTCCTCAAACTGTATCGCCATTACAAAAATATAAATAATTTCAGAAATGTCAAATATACATTGAGAATAATCAAAAAGGCCTATTTTATCTCATAAGATGAAAAACAGAACTAAAATCAAGTAATTAGTCAGAAAAATTACGGGGATTATAATTTTACCACATGAAAAATAGAACATTTTCACAACATCCAATACACCCTCGCCAATATCGCACAGAAAGCGCAATACGGAATGTCAGAATCGACGATATCGATCAATGTAGATATAATACGGTCAAAGATTTCTTCTAAACGTTCCATAACATAACCAACAGAAGTCTACAAAAATCGGAATGGTACCGATCATCGACTTGTTCCAACAATATGTCCAGCTTATCGTTTTTCATTGTCAAGAACTGATTTTATCCGTTCTTCAGTAAAACCAAAACGGGCAGCAAACTTTTTGAAAGCGCCCATCCTGCCACCCGGAATAAGAGCATACATACTATTAATAGGAGTATCGCTCTTCAATGCTTTCTTAATTTCTTTATTTTTCATGAATTAACGTATTAAATGTTTGACCTTGTTTTTACAGCAATCACACTCACATAATAATGACTTTGCATATTCCCACGTCTTTTCAACAATATCATCACCGATATACTGTATTTCTTCACCGTACGGATCTATGCCGATGGCCTGACATATATGGGTAGCCATGTGTCCACATTCGTGCCTCCATGATTTAGCAAACTCCTTTGGGGACGAAGTAAGGGCAATAACCATTACTGTTTCCCGGGTGCCGAAATTAGAGTAAGTAACTCCGGTATTCAGGTTGCCGGAGTTTATGTTATCGTACGCAGTACGGAGCATATTACCGTCGCAGCCGATAGAGTGCATATAATCCAATATTTCTTCCGTGTAATACGTATCTACTGCGTAATACACCATGCAGTTCCAGTCATATTTGGATAGTATAAACCGTTGCCTTATCATTTATCAAAGCATTTCGTCCCACTCTATAGGTATTCCAGCCGCAATCATTGTAACATACCATCTTCGCATCGTTGTTCCATCAGGTGCGTCAGGATCATCAATCGTGTCTTTTACATACAATGCTTGATACTGTTCGTTCGGAACAGATGATTTAAGAAAATCGGCTTTGCACATATTAGCTACATATACGTAGTCATAACCGATCTTATTTTTAAGAGTTACACCGTATTTAGTTAACAGTGCGTCCACCTCGTCCTTAGACATCGCAGGCAGTTTTTCTTTTTCTCCGTTCTGACCCTTCCATTCCATTAAAGAAACAGCAAATTCACACATTTTCTTGTTGAAATGCCATCCAAAATGCGAAAGATATACTTCCATTTCTTCCGGTCTTCTATCTCTTATATCCAGAGGTTCTCTTTTCATGACTTAATAAGGTTATAGGGAGCAGATAAACTACTCCCTAATTAAACATTAGCGATAGCGTGAATAGCGTCCGGTACCCCGTACACCACGTCTTTCACCCATACCACCACGATTAGAATTACCACCTCGGCCATAACCACCGCGTTCACCCATGGTTTCTTCGTCAAAATAGCGATCGTCATCATATCTACGATCTTCATCCCAGCGTTCACCCATGCCCTCACCCTCGGAAAGCTCTTCTATGCATTGCATGAGCTTACCACCGTAGCGAAGCATCTTTTCAGCGTAGTCGGACATTTTCTCGACCTTGCTTTCGGAAATTTCAATCATCATCATACTTGTTATTTTTTAGAATTGTTACTACTTGCAGCCTTCTCAGAGGACTTAAAGAAATCAGCCATCATAGCTTTCAATTCGCTAAGTTCTTGCCGAAGCGCTTTGTTCTCCGCTTCCTGCTTTTGTCTTTCTGCAAATTCTGGGTTAAGTACCTGGAGCATTTTATCACATGATTCCATCACAGACTTATGATGCTCGACACTTCCTAATATCTCAGAAGAACGATTTCGCATAGCCGCCACTTCCGCATTCATAGATTCTCTTGAACCGGATATTACCATATTACCTCCACCTGGAAAATTTGCATCAGCAATATCAGACATGGCAGGTATTTTTTGAAAGGTAACAGTCTGTTCACCTACCTTGATAGTTATATCAACCACCATCTTAGGAGGTTGTCCATAAGGAAGGGGTTGCTGCATAAACTCAGGAACAGGATTAGACACTCCAGAAACGGAGCCGACCTCTATATATGGAGTACCATCCCTATGCAAAATGAAAAACTCACTATTTACTCTTAGATTCTGAAAAGGCATAATCAATAAACTCTTTAAGGAGCGGGATTACTCCCGCCCATTGTTTTAAACTACCCCGGTAAGAATTTGCAATGTGTTGCTACCTGATTCGTAGTAGCACAGATAAATTCCGGTACCGGTAATATCCGAAGCAGTAACATCTGCACCGGCGATCGTAGTCAGTGCCTGAGTAGCACCGTTGGTATCAAAAACTACCGGTAATGTACCGGTAGTACCGGAAGGGATCGGCTGTGCCAAACGGAACAGAATCAATCCGCTAAATGGAGCAGAAAGGAACGGATGATTCCGGAAAGAGAAACGTACGTTGGTAGTACCTACGGTAACCCCTGTACTCTCCAATCTTGGAATACCATTCTTATTTGCCATGATAAAAGGACTAATGAATGCCATATAATGCCTCCTTCCTTTTATCCCCAACCATTAAAATTGCCCCATGCTCCAATACCATTGTAAAGACCATACTGAGCTGCAACGCAAGAAGGAATCCCTACAACCGGACTATAAGGCACCTTCGCTACTTCCGGCTGATTACATTCGATTTTTGCAAGACGAGCACTCAAATCATTTAAAGCTGCACCAAGAGGAGCCGTTGCCTGTCCGACGATCTGAGAGGTCATGGCAGAACTCTTAAATGTGCTATTCTCCTCACGAAGTTTATCAATCTTGTTCTGCATTTCGCGCATTTCAGCCGCACGCTGGCCGGCAAGAATCTGTTGTGTGCTATCCTTGATGGAATTTTGCAGATCACAAGTCTGACGTTGAGTTTCATATGCAACAGAAGCAAAGCCTCTTTCCTGACCAGTCGCAACACCGTTAATGGCATTTTGCAATGTGTTCGTTTGCTGACAGATCGCCAGACGGTTTTCGCAGCAGCATGAAGCAATCTGTTGAGCGATCTGACAGTTACCCTGCTGGATAGCATTGATAATCTGCATTGAGCTTTGACCAACCTGATTTCCTACCTGTTGCACCTGTGACATCACCCCATTGATAGCATTCTGAACCTGACCGATTGAACAGTTTAAATTAGTAGCCAGATTGTTGATTGCCTGTCCGTTCCCCTGAATTGCACTCATAAGTAACTCCCTTCCTGCATCGTTATTAATTAAGTTAGGGATACCGGCTCCAGCAAATCCGCCACCGTTTCCGCCATCTCCATTATTTCCCCAGCCATTGCGTCCAAACAATGGGAACAGGAAGAACAGGAAGATTATCCAAAGGAAAGAAGAGCCATCACCACCAAACATACCGCCACGATTATTCATTGCAAGCAACAAATTGGGGTCAAGACCGTTTTTCTGCAATAAGGGGGCAAGCATACCAAGCATACTGCCTCCTCCACCACTCCCGCTTTCCGGGAATACGTAAGTCTTTGTTTCACTCATATTTAATTATACAATTATAACACGGTCAATATTAACCGCATCACAAAGAACACGATAAATCCGTTGTACTTAAATTATATCGTTGTAAGCTCGTTGTAAACTGATTGTAGATTTGTTGTGACACTCCATTTACGGGTGCGGATAGAAAAGTTATTCTTGAGTTTATTAACGCACTGTTGAGTTAGCCCGGTAAGGTATGATATTTCTCCTTCTGTTATTCCCCTTTCTGTGAGCACATTTACAAGTATTGATCGGGCATCAACACAGACCTCTTTGTTACTATGAAACATTGAATATTCGTCTATTCCCGTCGTCTGACAGACTACCGCTACTACCTTTTGATACATATCAACAATTTTCATGCTAAAGAACATATTAGATTATAAAACAAAACATCGAAGGCACTGTTATTTAACTTTGAAAGCCTCCTAACAGTGTTCCGACGATGTTTGCCCGTTTCTGATTGGTAGTCGTATGACGGGTAGTGAGGCTTTCTTTTACTTCTTTGCCCCTAAAGAATGCGTTTGTTAATGGTGTTTCCTATGCCGGCCTTCTACCACCGGCAAATCAGAATATTATTTCATATTATCCTCCTTTCCTTTTAATGCAGATATACAATAAAATAAGAGCGATACATATCAAGCCGCCAAATGCCCATCCGCCAAGTTCTATCTTTGCCTTCTGCCATCTGGTCAACGCCTTTTCAACCGGATAAGGTATCTGAATACTGTCCGTCTTAATCACAGTATCAATACGATTAAGATATAAATACTTATATAGATACCGATCCTTGTATGTGTACACTGTATCACCCCTGTCTATTACATAAATGCTGTCACGGCGGTACACGCTGTCAATACGGATACTGTCACGGGTCTTATACTCGGTCTTAATGGTTTCAACCGGTACGTATTGAGTAGTCCTACATCCGGTGAAACACATTGCCGACACTAGCAAAACGACAAATATCAACCGCTTCATAATACCCCCTCTTGTGGAACCGTCCACTCAGGACCGCTCAATATACTCCTTAGCTCGGACGAATCATGCCGGTATGCGGTCAGCTTATCCCGATCTCTCAACACCGGATCAATATACTCTTCATGCAGGATCACTTTCAATCCGTCAACTGATCTTCTCGCCTGTGCCGGAACGATTATACCGTGATCCAGACACCATTCTACTGTTACAATTACGTATTTCATAACTTTCTTATTAACTTTAAGGGAATATTTGTTTGTTCTCCGGAAAGCTCTTTGTGACATTCTTATCGTAGAGGACTTCTATCTCAATAGGCTTGTCGATTGCGATTTGAGCCATTATTCCTAAATTATAAATCCCATCACTCAATGAAATTGCCGGTATATCGTAAACTCCATCTTTAGATATAGGATAAGTCCAAGGGTCTTTAGTTGAATCAATCATCATTCCCATTAATCCAACTGCCCAATTACCTTCACCAACGCTATACTGATTAAGTCCTGTGACTTTTATTTTGTAAAACGGTACTTCAATCGGCTCTCCGGTATCTGCTTCGGGATTCATAGCTACCGCAATAGCACCATTAAAGGTTTCAGTTGTGCTATCTACAACAATTTTATTTGTTGTAACTTTGCCAGTAGCAAAATCTGGATAATCAACCGCTTTATAGGCGAAATTATCAAAGTTCAGCGCAAATATCGGATTGGTGGTACCGTAATTGATGAAGTTGATAACTTCTTGTACTTCTTGATCAGATAGAGCTCTGTCGTAAATAGCAATACTATAAAGAGCCATAGATAGAAATTCAATAGGAGTATTATTAGTATTATATGAAGCACCTAAATATAAAGGTTCAGTAACATTAAAAATTTTATTATTATTACCTTTTAGTACAAGATATTCTCCTACATTCCCTCCTTGTAAAGTAGTTCCTACATTATTAATACTTGTACTATATCCTAAAAATATTCTATTTTGATTTGCATCTATATGTCGCATACAATCAAAAACAGTATTCCATCTTACATAAATAATTATAGGGTCATATCTAATAATAATAGTTCCTAATTTATACCCTACTTTATTAAGTTTTAGATAATCGTCAACACCATCCGTAACAATAGCTCCTTCATATAGAGGAATTTGCTCAATTGTTACATTCTTAGTCAACGCATTTCTAACTGCAAAACCAACATTATATCCCGCAGTTCCAGAACTACTTTGAATACTTTCAGGTAAATCGTATTCTCCATCTTCAGGAATTGGGAATACTGCACGACTACCTCCATCGGAAGGAGCATATTCATAAGTAAGCTGATCCGTTGAAGTTAATCCCTTTACTCTTACTTTAGTAGCTTTTATAGGATCAGTATCATATTGGTAAGCGACAAAAGTATTGGCCGGAACAAAATTCATTATAGTAATACTATGATCATCTGTTACGAACACATTGTCAGCCTTTTTGTACTTTAAATAGTTTTCATTATACCCTCCATACCCTGACATTAAATTCCATGTAAAGTTATATGCTGTTAGTACGTTGCCTAACAGTCCTGTTACAGTTGTTCTATCCTTATCAAAATTGGATTTCCCTCCAAAATTCCAATAATCCACAAGGGAATCAGAGAAAGGAAAATCAACCTTATGACCACGATTTGCAACAGCAGAAGACAAACGTATCCCCCTAACCTGAGCCGTGTTAATGCCAACGCGGTTGATCTTTACCTGATTGATTGAAACTTTCATTCCGATACAAGAATTTTAGCCAAAGTAGGCTGTGAGATAGACTGCACTTTGATATACATGCCCGGGATCACTCCTGTAATAGCAATATCTATTGTGCTACCCACATAGTTATATGATCCGAAAGAAACATAATTCCCATTTGTCATACTCTGAAGCAGAGCGACGTTATTTCTTTCCTTATCTTCACTTGCAAATTCAAGATGAAGGCCTGCATCCGATTGAAGTTGCACAGGGTCCGATACATAAGCTTCACCCTGTTTGCTGAAAGTTAAATCTGTTAGAGCCATGTTACTTTGAATTTAAATAGTTAATAATACCTTCTATGTGAATATTTGCCACAGTCCGCTTGCCCTCAGCCGACAATAAGAACTCCACGTCTTCCTTGTTGTCCTGGAAGAAGTTCTCTGTCAATATAGCGGGGCAGTTCGTATCCCGGCAAATAGCCAAGTTCTGCACCCAATAGTCCACATCCGGAGTCTGTTTGCGTACTGTCACATCTTTACCTTCCGCTACTTCCGCAAGGGAGGAAGCTAACCTTTTGCTATTAAAAGAAGCATTATCACTGACATATACACCCCATCCCCGAGCATTCATCCAACTTGTCCCGTTACCGGCCGCATTGCAATGAATGGATACCAGAATAGCGTTCTTTTGAGAATCGCGATAAATATTATTAGCACGTTTGCAACGCTCAGACAATGGAACATCCACGTCCTCCTTCACAATGCGTTCCGCGTCAACACCATGCTTTCTCAGCCCGAAAACGACCATATCCGCTATCTCTCTGGAATAAGCCCACTCACGTAACCTTCCGTCCGGTGAACACTTTCCCGGTGTATTCTCGCCATGTCCATTGTCAATTAGAACTTTCATATCATTCATTCTTTGTCCTCCTCCTTTTTAGTTATCACCTCTTTTAAATCTTCTTTCTCTATCTTGAATACCTTTTTAGCGAATAACCCAATAGCTACTATCAGATTAAAATCATATCCCTTGGGCTTAAGAATATTCGATATGATAGAGCAACCTTCGATAAAGCAGACAGATAAGCAAGCAAATATATCAATGTTATATCTTCCACCACTGGCCTCGTTTATCATCACCACCATGATTACAAAGCTAAAATAAGTAACCATCTTACCCATTGTAGCCCGCCAAGCCCTACTAAACCTCACGTGCTCACCCATCAATAAGCTCTTCCTGCATCCCGTAGCCAAATCACACAGTATCACAAAGAACATAGTGATCAACCATGGGATCATGTGCTCTATAGCTTCCATTACGAAACTTCCGGCTACAGGAGCAAACAAACCAGAAGAGAATTGATGTATTGATTTGTCTTGCATATTTGTCTTTTTAAATAATAATACTACATTTGTAATCAGATTACATAATTAGATTAAAACTAGATAAATGCGTGAGCCTATCTTGCCTGTGAAGGTGAGGTGGGCTTTTTTATGCTATGACTTATCGCCGGTGATCTGGTCAATGATCTTACGGATATCAGACATATAACATTCAAAGTTCTTCGTATAGATAAAACTAACAGTAGTTATCTGCGGAGTTGGAACCGGGTCATATCTTACCTCTCCCAACTGCATCTCTCTGATCTCTTCGTGTGTGCCATCTCCGTCGGCGTTCGGTACCGTTTCTGTTGCATTATCGGTTACACCGACAAATATCGACTGTTTGTTACCATTGATTGAAGTATATCTGATCGAATACTTCACGGTCGGAATACTTAAAGAAGTTCCTTCAAAGCTATTTACTTCTGTTGTACCAGTAGCTACAATTTTAATCTCTTCGTTCATAACATTTTAATTTTAAGTTCATAATAAGTTTATTCTTTGTTTTGATTCAAAGCTGAATCCAGCAATTTGAAGAGAGGGAACTTTACATAAGCATAGAAAATCTGATCTGCAAATTTCTTAATCAGAGCAGCAGTGGGACCATCGACTTCAATCTCACCTTCAAGATATAACTTTCTGCCGATCTCCTGATCTTTGATGTCACTCACATTAAAGTAAATAGCATTACCTAAGTCCTTGCTTACATCTTTGTAATCAATCACTCTCTCCGTCCCGACAATGTTGCCCTCAGAGTCTCTCTTCTCAACCTCTTTCATCAAGACGTTGCCTTCGATATCGTTAACCACGATCTTTCTAAAATCTATTTTCATACTCTATATATTTTGATTTAATAATTATCTCTTTACTTACCAGACATTACGACCTACTAAATACAAGTAGAAATTTACGTTTCTATCTCCTTGGTTAGCATCGACCAAATGCACTTCAAGGTAAGTGCTAGTAATACTCTTTACCATGCCAAAACACCATCCATTGTCATCTGAGGCCTGTATAATCGCCGAATATTTTGTGTGACCTAAATTATGATAGATACGGTACCTTCCGGTTGATATATTACTTACTGTACCAACTGTACAACCATTTCCCCAAAATTGGTTACCAGTACCACCAGCATACACATAAACACCGCAAAGAATACCAGGAGCGTTCCATGACTCAGAATTACGTTGGCCAAACAGATGAGATCCATGACTCTGTATTGCATGTCCACCCTCAGAGTTTGCGATGATTCTCAAAGCCTTTCCTCCTTGTCCGTATGTAGACAGAGAGAGGCAGTCTTGGTTGTCATTACGAATCTCCATCAATGGGTAACTTCCTACTGTAGCTGCACCTCCATACTGATTTATACGCAAGAAGCGATAGCCGTTGATTTCAAGCTGTATCTTAGCGTCTGCTATGTTACGGGAATATATGGCGTTGTTTTTAATCTCCCAGCCGCCAAGATAGGCACCGTCAGTCACGGTGATATTTCCTGTTGTAATTCGACCAGCCGCTAAGGCATTGGTAACGATTGCAGTAGCATCAATCAGAACTGTATTTATATATCCCCCAACGACTATTGTCTCTCGAGGTTCTGATGAAGCATGGTTTACCATATCCTGCCAGGAAGAATACCCAATATTGGAGGCAATGCTATTTTTCAAAGAAAGCATAGCTGTTTCATCCAATAGACCTTGCGGTCCTTGTGGACCAGTTGCACCCTGAGGACCCTGTGGCCCTGGAAGCCCTTGCGGACCTCTATCTCCTTGCGGACCTTTAGCACCGGCGGGTCCTTGCAATCCCTGAGGACCTGTAGCGCCGGTATCTCCTTTAGGCCCCTGCGGTCCTTGTGGTCCTGTATTACCCTTGAAATTTTGCTGCTCGGATGCCGACAAGCCGGAAAAAGTAACCATGCCTGCAATACTGATATCTTTCCCGAATATATTGATAGCACCCGGCTTAATAGTGATTCCCGTCTTCAGTTCATCTTTTGTAGGAGTGTCATCAATAGAGCCGGCATCGTATACTGTAGCAAAGGCAAGGTACCAGGTGACAGGAAGGTTCCCATTGCCTCCTGTCAAATAGAAGTAATTGGTAGGATCGAATGTACCACTTGAACCACATTTGACATAGCACGCATATTCTTCCCAGTCACCGGTTCCAACATTGTTGGTGAGCCATTTTGATGTACCACCGTTACCCATGGCATTTGAAGCCCACTCAATTATATATCCAACAGGAACCCATGCTATAAACCGGGTAATAAATACAGCGTTTGCACGTGATTTAGTTCCAAAAGTAAACCCACCCAAACCCGGTACTGCAGCCCCAAGCGTCGTAATTTTAATTTTATATCCGGATTGATTAGGCAAATTAATATCTGCCACTCTTTCAACTGCAACCATACCATTACCACTATTATTGTAGGTTCCAATGCCGTTCATCCCGCTCCTAAACTCCGGATCACGATTCAACATCTTACCCTTACTCATAGCAAGGGCTATCAAACGTGCATTGCCCGATACCGTTGATACAAGGTTAATATCCGTCTTGGTCTGAGAGATCTCAGTGCCCTGATTGGATACAACCTGTCCGAGAGCGTCAAAATCGGTTTGGGAGACTTTGCTTTCAATTAACCCTTTCGTTACTTTTATCTCTGAGTCGGTGTAGGTCTTAGCAATGTAGTTAAGATCTTCGGGAGCTGGGCTCCAGGTTACAGGAGTGTTGGTTTCAAATACGCCAATACGCAAATAAGTAGATACAGAAGTACCATAAGAGCCTAATATATACTTAATAGCCTTTGATGTAAGGATGAAATTGTTTTCTATGCTATCATTAAATACCGACATGTCCTCGATTGTGCCATCAGTGTATACGATCCGCAAAAAGACACTTCTTGTGCCACTAGGAATTGTAGTCGATGGAACAGAATGATCTATAAACACATAATACCTTTTTTGGGAGTCATAGGTCAAACCGAACATATCCTTATTAGCTACAAATGATTCTTTATGCAACAAAGATGGTAGTATTAACAACTCTCCTTCATTAGTATATTTTGAAGCGTATGTAAATCCCGCATCAACAATACGTTTAAAAGAGCATAAGTTCTTAATACCTGCAACTCGCTCGCTTGCAGCAGGAATCCACTGCGTTACCCCTATGTTACCATCAGTAAGAACAGCCCAATGCACTTTTGAACCGAAAGTTCCGTTCGGAACTTGAAAGAAAGACAAATCTTCACCCGGCTTATATCCTTTCATGGTCACTTTTGCGCTTTCTACAACTCTTTCTCCCTTAGTTGTGAGATTTGCTATCATATTTGTACCAGCATTAGAGTAAACACCTATATTGGTATTACCACTCCCAATAGTGTAGCATACAGTCAAAGTGTATCCCTTCCCGTCTATAACTGGTGTATCATAGTTATATGCGGCAAATCTATAAGAGTTATTTGCTTTCTCTGTATAGGCACCCTTTAATAAATTGACATCAGCAACTTTCACCTTACTAACCTCACCCTTCACAGCCAACGTAATCTGTCCGGGCAAAGCCTCCATAATCGTATCAGTCTCAATCTTAACCTTTTCCCCAACATAAGAATATGAAGCAGAGTTGATAGCGTCTATAATTACCCTCTGCTGATCATAATAAGCCTGTTGAAGAGTCTTGAATGAAGCGCTGACCGGTATATTTTCAGGCTCACTTGCCGAATGGGTCTCAAGCACATGATAGTAATCGTTGAAAGCATTCCGATAAGCAACGGTATCAATCCCATAGCGGGACGCGTTAGCAAGGATGGAATCTCTCTCCGCTTTCAAAGCCTCCATCTCCTGTTTTAACGCAGTCTTTTCAGTCGGGGATATTACACCATCATCTGCCCAGGTGTTTAATCTGTCCTGGGCAGCTTTCGCATCGGTTTTGGCGATGTCTATTTCCTTGTTGGTTGACTCAAACTCCTGCTCGATGGTCTTTCCGTTGCGAAGGATGAAGATGCCTTTTAGGAAAGCGTTGATAGAGTATATACCATATCCCGAAGGTTGATAACTTGCGGGAAAATCAGTATCCGTAATGCCTCCCAAATATCCTATTCTCGTTTTCAGCTTCCCTTCAAATGTCTTTGAATTAACCCCATCCAATATATCGATCACAGGATGGCCATTTGCGACAGGCTGGACAACAGAAGCAAAATAAGCGTTAGGCGTAGATATATCGACAATCACATTTTTACCGTCATTGAAAATCCGGCCGGCTTCTCCGTTTTGCTCTGAATCGGCAAACAGTTCCGGGGTGCTTATCTGGGCACCGTCTTTAAAAGTCAATACATATCCTTTAGTAGTGTAAGCATACACCACACCACTAACTAAGACGCTGTTAGAGACAGTTCCTATTGTCTTACCTCCTAAATCATATTCCTTCTTCGTTATACTTCCATTTTCAATAGAATAGTAGCTCTTTGAAGTAAACACAAGGAAGCAAGCGGATTTGTAGCAGATTGCATCAGTCATGGTATCATCTATGTCATATACGGAGAACTGAGAATCCTTAAGATTCCTAACTTCCAAAGACAGTCTGTCTGAAGATAACATATAATTCCCATTGATACGCATAGCCTTTGTATAGACCATATCCTCTTTATACAGGGTGACAGTTCCGGATTTGTCTATGGCAAACTTGACCATATAATCCCTGCTGCTTTTACTTCCACGCCAGCCGATGTAGAAATGATCATCGTCAAAACCCATATTTCCCTTTTCATAGGTGTAGAAGTTAACGCCGGCATCCAAATCGCTTACAGCCATGGCACCGGTAAACAAGTTGTTGATGTCGGAAGAATATCCTATTGCCGATAATGTCCCGGTCGAGTAAATATCAGCTACATAGACATACCCGCCATTCCAGTAGAACAAATCCTGCAATAGGGTAAATTCATAAGGTGTAGCGTTTAGTTTCGTCCATACGGGAGAAGTGAGTGAAGCTGATTTGTAAAAATTAAGGCTGGCTGTACTAAAGTCAGCCGCAACTATCAAGTCCGACTTAAAATACTTTCCATCTGCCGTACCGGCATATATAGTGTGAATAGTCTGCGTTTCATCCTCTACAGTAGCCGGCAAAGACGAATATTCACCCAAACCTTCATTCTGCGGGCTGCCTTCCTCGGCAGATAAATAAATCAAGCTCTGTCGGGCCACATTCTGAGTGTTGCCCATTTGCACCAATTCGTCATCCTGTTTAGGAACAACGCCATTAAACTCACTTTTCAGAATCCAAACCTTAGAGCCTTCTGCACGATCAATCTCTACCCAATAGTATTCTACTTCGTTTCCGCTAAATACCTGGTGTCTAACAAGGTCATGCGCTTGAAATGTTGGCTGATCGTCACCGAAGTTGAGGACGTAATACTCGCCATCTTCCGTCACCTCTACAACCTTACTGTTGCTCTGGCTGATCACCAATGCACCGTTAACTGAGCGTATTTTCTGAATGATCAGTTCAAATACCTTCATCATCTTGCGGACGGTAACGATGTCACATTCCAAAGTCCAGTTACCGGCTTCGTCCTTATAAAGTTTGGCACCTTCTCCTGTAAATCCCGGAATAAACTTCGGAGAAGACATATATTCCTTCAGTATAGCTGCGGCAGCGTTTAATATGCCATCCTCAGAGAGAGAAGCGGTAGGCTCTGCCTGAGATTGGTCCCAACCTGTTTCAATGCCACCACGGATGGTCAGTTTGTAGGGGGTGGTGTCGTTTTGGTCTTTCCGGAGAAAAACCTTTTTCAAAGCCTCCATGTCAACATCCGCAGCAAGCTTAAACGCTACTACATTATCCCTGTTGGTACGTATAAATATAGCCGGATCTTCGTCTGCATTACAGATATAAAATTCTCCTTGATTAAGCCCTTCCAAATGCGACATAGAATCAGGGGAAATGACGGGAGCTTTTGCTTTCCCGTTTTCAATTTCTGAACCAAACCATTGTATTTTGCTTATATTCTTTTTCATGTCAAATTCGTGAAGTATTTATGAATGCCGCTTCGCTTTCTTTATATTTCAACATTTCCCCCTCCTTCGGGTTATTTACGACAAAACCGACAATAGATGCGCTGCTCGCCTGCTCAGGAGCACCGCCAACACCGGCAATAGAATTTTCCTGTGGTTCCAATGCAATAGTCACGAAAAACATTTGGCTGTCTTCCATAACCTGACTTATCTCTGGAACAGAATTCTCAGATCTTACATATCTCTCTCCATTCACATCAAACATAGACACACACAATATCCGGTTAAGATGCCTTCCGAACCAATACGGGACACCACACGAGTTTCCTATTGTAAGTACATACGAATCATAGGGAACAGCATATAACTCTTCTATTTCTTGTCTTTGATTGCGGTATTGTTCATTATCTATCTTTGCGGAATATCCTGCCGGCTTAAACCCAGCTTCCACTCTCCATTCGAATACCTGTTGAGTATCTCCTATCCAGAAGATATTATCAAAAGCAGAATTATTATCTTTGTGTGAATAGCGAATCAGTGCGGTTTCTTCCAGGATATTGGAATCGGAACATACTTCAAATGGCTCAGATTCTTTCCTTTCAAAAGTTATACTATAGACTGAATCTGGAAGTGAAGTAAACACGACATAATACATCATAACAGATGCATTTACCTCATAAGTCTGAAATTGGATATTGGAAGAAGTTCCTTTGATAAGATCGTTAAGAGAGGCTGAAGCTACTTCTCCGTCATCCGCAAATATTTGCAGGAGTATTTTATCAGTTGTATGAAACCTCTGAATGTAATCTACATCGATTGCATATTTGTCCTTAACTGGCGAAAAGAACAATGGGCATATATCACCTATCTTAATCATAGTCCTTTAGTCCGAATTTGGGTTACAAGCCTCTTGACCTGTGTTATCGTAGCAAATATATGAATTAAAAACGTAATTATGAACGATTTCACCTTATTTTATACTCTCCACTATCAAAGTATATTTAGCAGCTTCAGAACGGCCGTAATTAAACTTACCGTCTTTAATATACCCATGATATGTTTCTCCTCCCTTCTCTATAGATATTAATCCTGTGAGATCATCAGGAGCGTTCATATCTCCGGACTCTACTGAAACCTCGCCAACAGTAAACAGCCTCTCTCCTTCCGTCAACTGGATATCCGTTTTCTCGGATACTCCATCAATAACAACGTCACTGTTACCATCAGAAGACGCAAAGTCCAATGTGTTGGTAAATGCACCAATAAACTTCCGGTTAGCCTCTATCATATAACGTGGAGAGTATACAGCATTAAACATTGTATCGGGACTTATTACCCCGGAAATGGATGGCCCACCATTTATCTTACGTATAAGACGGTATCCGCCATCTATTGAAGCAAGCCTTGCATTAACAAAGAATACATCATTGTCGCTGTCACTATCCGTAGTATCCTCTCCCCTTTTCTGAACTAAAAACTCTATTCCGTATGCGTCAGCCCGAAACGGGCTTATCAATTCAAGGGAATTATCAGTCAAGGTCACTCCGGTACTATATTCATTTGTGAAATGAAATTCATCACGTCCGTTCACACTATCATAATCCTGCTTGTCATAACCGACCCGTACCCGGGAATAAATCAAGGAAGAATTTACGCTATATTCAAACGACCGTATATTGTCACCGAAATCTTTTACTATGTTTTTTGAAAACAGACTACTTCTATGTACAAATGTAACCTTGTCTTCCCCTATCACAGGAACAAAGCCAAACTCTGACTGCATCCAATCAACAAACTTTGTATACGAACAATATAATTTTGCCTTTTTCAGACCTCTTGCACTCTCAGCAGGAATTATCATACATTCATCCAATCTCTTGTCTACCCCTGAAACGATCTCTCCTGTAATTCCTTCCTGCCCTCCATTTATACTTTGAAGAAGCCGGTTTAGAAGCTTGGCAGGAGTAACTATATCAATGTTAACCGGTATTATTCTTGCATCCCAATTTAGACTAATATAAGGGTCCCTGATAGTCAAAGTCATTTCTTTAATAGATCCATATTTGATAAAGCAATACTCTCCTTCAAGTAATGTTATATTATTCATATATGAAAGTAAGAAAATAGTTTCTGGATGTTCATCATTAACAAATGTTCCCGCTATTTCCGTTTCACTGCCGTCTAAACCAACTTTTATAAGCTGCATGGATAGAGCTTTATTTGCAGCCACTTTAAATGAAATAGATACATTTAAAAAACAGGTAATATTCCTTTCCGCTCTGAAAAGGAAAGTGTCTTTATCATTTTTAGATACATCTTGCTGAAAGGTATCTCCATATGTAATATATCCACCTATAGATGTTTCACTTGCCCCAACCACTAATGGAAAGTATTTTTGGTTTAGTAATGCAGCCTCTAACTTCACTGATATATCCGTTGAATCCTCAATGCTATTCCCGGCAACCAACCAGTTCACATTCTGATTCATTTTTATACCGTCATAGTACAAGTATTTGCCTTCTGTAAGTTCGCTCACAGCATATTCATACTGTGTTCCCTTTTTAGCTTTTATCAATGCGGCTAGGCTATCATCTACAGCACTGATAGATATGGTATTCCCATTATCTTGAAATGTGGAGAAATCTAACGAACACCGGAATCTTTCATTCCATAGCCAGCTATTATTTCTTGTGTAAAACACCACACTCGCAGATGCTTGCAGATATTTATCTCGGAATACACGTTTTAATAAATTATATGCAGCATTAGAAAACTCAAACTTTGTAGAGAACGATCTTACGACTCCATCATAATCCCCCCTCTTAAAAGAAGTGGTTATGTCATCCCAATTGACCAGGTTATCCGTTACCTGATACGAGTATCCATCAACTAACAATTCACATTTATAATACATATTATTTTCTTTTTAATGATTTCAGACGCAAATCAACATCATCACACATCTTCTTTACCATATAGGCATATTCCTTTGCGGAAAATGAATCCGGATCAATGTGCATATTGAAATGTTGCATTACGGCCACTCTTTCTCTCACAAAGTAATCCCTATCCATAATAGCCGACTTAGGGAGCTCGGATTGTTCTGACATGATCTTATCCACCCGAAATCTACTGTTAGATAAAATAGCTTCAATCCTGCTGCATATCTTATTGTGATCATTAGGATCAAGACTATATCCCATATCATTAAGAATCAAACAAACCGTAGACCACTCCTTCTCTTCAGTAAGATAACGGCAGCAGTTCATCAACTGTATCTTTATCACAAGGCTGATAATTTCATTCTTCTTAGAAACTTCAGCCAATATTCCCTTCTTCCCAACTATAGACATATATTCATTAACCAATCCGGACGCCGCTTTCTGCTTTTCATCTTCACTATAATCTCCTTCACACACGGCGTCCGAATTTCCACAAAATACATCTATGAATATTCGGAGGGATATTCTATCAAGGTCTGTGTATATCATGCTAAAGCGGCAAAATATTAGGATACTTTTTGTAATACACTTTGTTCAAGGTCTCTTTCAAACCTTTATAATCTTTAATGAATCCGAGCTCAATCCATTGAGCTATCTGTAATTCCAACTCATACAATTCGCGTATTTTAGCTTCATCACCAATTTTATTACGCATCTCTAATTCATGTTTGCCATAAACAATAATATTGAGGGATTTTGCCAAATCTTTAACCTTTTGTTTGAATAGGTCATCTGGCAAAATAGAACTGACCGCTTTACACATGGATGGGTATGCATCGCCAGCAAGATTGCGGAATTTTATCATTTCATCATAGACAAATTTGAGAACATCATATTTAAAAGACGGATTTATCCACATTGCAAAATCAATAAAAAGTAGTGGATGCATCCAGGTACCCGCATTATCCCCCTTATTTGCCCTTGATTTATGATAGGGGTAATTACCCCTATCATAATTTTCTCTCTCCATTATAGTGTAAATGAACTCTTTAGTGGAAGATAAGCCGAAGTAGTCATTAACTTCCTTCTTCATACCTTTCAATTGATTCCACTGTTTCAATAAATTTGTAGCATTGAAAAACGCATCTTTAGTTCTCTGAATTACCTTAAATTCACCCATTTGGCGAATCATAATTTGATTTGTTTTCATAAGAATGTTCCGTACTCCTTTATACGGTGATTTAAATACGGCTTGATATATTTCTTAGCTCGGCCTCTTTTGCAGCCTTCTTCTGGTATTTAGCCATCTTTTCAAACGAACGGTTTAACGACTGCATCTCACGCTCCAACTTTCTATAATCATTATTCACATTCACAGTAATAGGCTCACCCATCCTTTCGGCATCCTTCATCAAAGCACCTATGTCTGAACGCAAGTTCATGCTGCGATACAAAGCTAACCTGTCAAAAGGAGGCAGGAAATCACTGCGCCTCTCTATATCTACATCGGGAATAACCTTTGCCCGACGCGGTAAATCAATCAAAGTAGGAACATTAGGAGTTATATAAGCTCCCCTGTCAGTTACAACAGCTTCATGTTTACCTCCATCTCCTACAATAGCTAACCCACCAGGATGGTTATCTGTACCCTTAGCATATTTGGGAATAGGTTGAGCAATAATAGTCGCAAGCTGGGCAGCTCCCAATGCTCCAACCAATGCAGCCAGAACCATATTCGGGAGAGCCCTTGAAACAGCTAGTGCGGTAGCTATGATAGATTGACTGATCGCATTAGCCTTCTCCCATTTGGCCTGTTTCTGCTGGAGAGCATTTTTCTTTTTCTCCAATTCTTTATTCTTATTCGCAGTAGTTTGTTCTGCCGCTCTTTTTCTTGCTTCAGCTTCTTCTTTAGTGATGACACCAGAGTTTTCCAACTTTTCAATTCTCTCCAGTTCTTTTTCGCCAGCTTCTTCATTAGCTTCCTGTTCCTCTTCCACACGTTTTATCCTGGCATCATAAATATCTGTCATAATAGAAGTAATTCCATCTTGTATCTTTGCAAATGAAGACAACACAAAGGATAACTTGCCTTTGTCATCGAGTTTGCCCCAAAAATTAAGTACACTGTCTCCTGCATCATCCATTTTTGAGGTAATTTCTCCTATGATATCGCCCAGAGCATTAAATATATTGGCAGAATCCCCCAAATATTTATTGGCAGATGAAGATAAATTTCCCAAAGCATTATTAAAATCATCCGCCCATCTTTTCCCCGGATTATTTTCATCATTATCCATGTCATCACCAAAGGCCTCAATCTGAGCCTTAATCTTATCTATTCTCCGTTGAATCTCATCAACCTTCTCTTGAGGGAGGTCAGAAGATAAGGCCAGTTCTGCCTCCGCTTCTTTCAATAAAAGCTTTAACTTTGCTTCCCCAGACTCTTTAGTGATTCTATATATCCCATCCCTATACTGTTTTTCGTTTATTTCCCCTTGTTTATATTGTTTATTTAAAGCATTAATCTCCTTCAAAGAATTTGTATCCAATATATCAAGTTCCCTGTCGGTACCTTTTTTTATCAAACCTAAACGCTCTGATATATTATCTTGAATTATAGATGAAAATCTTGCATCATATTTTTTATTGATCAATTCTACATCTTCACCTCTCCTTTCCGTTTCACGGATTTCCTCTTCACGTAAGAGTTCATTCATCCTTAGTAATAAATCAAGTTTATATTCAAGCTCTTTTCCCGAATTGTTTTTAATAGTATCCAGTTTTAATTCAATGCTTCGTTTTTCTAAATCTGATTCATACTCCTCCCTTTCCAAGTCATATTTTTCATTAATATCTCTGATATTTTTATTTTTCTCTTCTTCATATTGGAATCTTAACTGATTTTCTTTGGCTGAATATCCTTTTATTTTATTGATATTCTCTTTATAAGTATTTTCTACACTGGCAATCTCTGCTTTTCTACGATCCTCGATTAGAGCTATTCTGGTTTTAGTCAATTCACTCTCTATGTTCTTCATGTAATTAGCATATTTCTCAGCCTCCTTTTTATTAGCGTCATTGGAATCATTTACCAAAGCGTCTACGTCAATACTTTCAGACATACCTTTAAGAGCTTTATCGTAATCACTCAAACTATCTTTTGCATTTTCCCATTGTTTTTTTGCATTTAATGTTATTGTTTTTTGTAGATCACTATTATTCTTGCTAAGTTCGTTTTCCGATCTTAAATATGAAACATAAGCATTTCTTTCTTTAACCCATGCCTTATATCTCTGGGCTGCAATTTTAGTCATTTCATCTAACTGTGCACGTGCTATCGCAGAAGCCACCAACTCTTTTCTCAATTGCATATACGCTTCTTTAGCCTCTCCAGCTAATATACTTTCTTTCTTCATATTACCTAAATAATCAGGTGACATCTTCTGTAACGCATTAGCTGCTGCAAGACGTTCCTTCATAGATTTATTTGTATCTTGAGTTGTTTTATAAAGAAGATCTAGCTTAGTCGTTTCTCTAGATATATCTTGAATTCCTTTTTGCCTAGCTATTAGCAATTTATTTTCATAGTCAATCAAGTCCCCTGTGACTTCTTTCGCTTTAAATAAGCTTTCTATCCAATTCATTATATCCTTTCCATACACAGATAACAATGCAATACCTACTACCAATGCTGTTTGCCAATTAAGGATAGATTTAGTTAGTTGTTTCCATACGGGAACCCCTTTCTGACCGGATTCTTGCAAAGCCTTAAACTCATCTCTTGCACGTTTTATTTCATCAGCCATTATAGGCAAGTTATTAGAGATAGCAAGAAAGAAAGTATTCCATCCTACTGATAATGAAGGCAACTCTCTGGCCACTTGCTGGACAGATGCGTTTAATCCATTCCAATGTGATGTATAGCTACCTACATTTCTTTGATAATTACCCATTTGAGCGTCAATGGCCTTTAATTCATCTTTTAGTTGCTTAATCTGCTTTATTAAACCGACTCCTTGATCTCCTTGTCTTTGAGCTTCAGGCAAATTTCTAAATCTATTTTCTAATTGTACTACTGCTGCGCTCATTTCATTATAGCTCCCGGCTGTAGAAACCATGGCTTTTGAATGTGCATTCAAAAGAGATGTATACTGTTTATTCTGCTGTACAAGATCTCGTTCTTTAATTGTAAGATCTGATACTTTATTCAAATATTCTTGTTGGCTTATTATACCCTTAGATAGTTCTTTTGATAGTCCAGATAGCTCTCTCCTTATTTCATCAAGCCTGATTTTATTAGCAGACAGCCTTTCATTTAGTTCTTTTGCTTTATTATCATAAGAAGTTACGGTATTTATAATCTCCGCATAAGCACTACTTGTCAATGAAATAGATGAACTTGCTGATTGCATGGCTTGAGCCTGCCTTTGAGTAGTTTGAGCATTATTCTTTTGAGCTTCAGATGCGATTTTTAAAGCATCAGAAGCCTTATTTATTGCACTTGTGAGAGAATCAAACTTTCCTGATAAGGATGACAATGATAAGAATTCTTTCATATTCTTATTTAGATCATTTAAAATACCCTTGTATCTACCTTGTATATCAGACAGTTTATTCTGAGTAGTAACTAATTGGTTCATTATATTAGTATACTTCTCTGTTTTATCCGCTAATTCTTTAAGATCTTTAGGTTTAACGTCAAGACCACCAGCCAAAACTTTGGTAAGATTCACATAAGCCTCTTGGGTTTCATTAAACTTAGCAATCAGGTTGGTTAATTCGTCAAAAGCTTTTTTATCAACAATATCCGTTATTTTAAATTCATTCGCCATAATTTAAAATTTTGTATCGTGCCCCTTCACACGATGGTTATTACTTCTTATTCTAATAAAATACCAATTCAACAAACGTTCCATAGAATTCAATACCTTCCGGTAGAAAATCAAAGGTTCCGTCTTTCCTTTCATACAGCACATACACAGAGTGATCCATCTTGGCAGCTATGCGTGCAAGACTTCGGACTCTCTCTATATCCTGCATCCTTTTTTTATTATCACACCAACAGCTCACAGTATACCGAATTTTGCATAATATTCCCGTAATGCGGGATTCATAAAATGAACCATAAAATGCCCCAATGCTTCGGGCCCTACGGCCAGTATTATACTGCCGTATTTCTTTTCAATATCATCCCCAAAAGAGACTCCGACAGACTCTATCCTCAATCCGTCATCAATTGGGATAGCAGTAATAGAAGAATAATAGTCTCCACGGATTATAAGGTTTGGAGTTTTCATATCACGTGGTGGCAAGAATAGATAAGAAGGAGTCGGGGGTGTTTTCTCCATTTTCCATTTCATATAGCCTTCAGCGTTATGGAACCATCTGCCCGCATCTTCCGAATTAAAAAAAGGATCATTGAGATAAGTTGGCCTTAAAGGTTTGCCACGACCGTTCGCCCCTGAATATAATTGCTGCCGGATAAAGTCCTGCACCAAATCAGCATTACTCTGAATTGTGTGTTTTACAACTTTCTCAAGTCCTCCAACAAACAGTTTAAAATTATCAGCCGCATCGCTTAATGTTGCCATATCCCATGTAATTTAAAAGGGGATGAACTAATAAAAATCCATCCCCTTCACCCTGTCAATCAATCATCTTACCCTTATCCGGAAGTATTCCCTTTATCCGGTCATAGATATCACCCAGCATCTTTTCTCTCTCAAATTCTTCTCTGTCCAAGAAGAATATCTTTTTGTGAGTATCAATAAAGTCCTTTCGTTTCCACTTCACTACCTCGTTTTCTATGAAATTTACACCTTCTACAATCATGTTGTATTGTATTTATAAGTTAAAGACTTGAATCATACGATTCTTTCTGCTCAATACCGACAATACCGTTTTTCTGAAGTTCAGAAGGCTTCTTCAAAGAAGGAGTTCCTGTAGCGGTGACAGTCAATTCACCATTATCGTAGGTAATAGCCGATACACCCCCGTCGAAACTTTTTCCGGCACTTTTAGAAAGAGCGTCCGCATAATACCCTGTAACATTAAGTCCTCCGAAGTGCTCAATCAACTTGTACTTATTCTCTCCCACTTTCACCAGGTCAACGAACACAAGCCCTTTCAATGCTTCCACTACATCAAAGTCAAGAGCCATGACATTCGCTGTTTTAATATACTTTTCATAATCCTTAAACATAAGGTTTACGATCAGATTAGCAACCTGACCGGAAGAATCCCAATCCTGCCCGCTTGGATATACTCCCGAAAGGGCAATACCACTCAGACCGGTTGCGTCACGGTTGGTTCCGAACAATACATTGTCTTCATCAACTATTACCGCGTCAAATTCCACTCCTTTTGCCATCATCAGATTGGCTTTAAGGCTGGCATCATAATTATCCAATGTCAGAGCTGCCGTATATGCGGAATATCCGGTAACTTTATCACCTCCATATCCGGTTGCACTCACGTTTGCTTCGCCTCCTGTAGGAGCAAATTCTTCAACCGTCTTAATCGGATAAATTCGGTTAGGACGGTCCGCATGACACAACTCTTCTATCTTCTCTGCTGTAAGGCCGTTCGGGATTTTAAACCCCCTCGGAGTAAGAATTACCGCTTTAATCTTACCCGGATCGAGGATACACTTCGATCTTCCGGTGTTAAAGTATTCCTGCCCCTTGCATTCTCTAAATTCTATCGCCATAACACTTTTCTTTTTTTAATGTGATCTGTAAATTCTTAATATTTATCCCGTCGATATAATCTTTAAATGGCTTCCCGTCCGGTCCAGTAACTCCTGCCTTACCATATCGGTAATTCTCGATATACATGTGAGGGACATTCTTTACATAGGCCATATCAAAAGTCGGCTCTTTACCGATCTCTTTGATCAATATCTCATAAATCGGTCTGAGACATTCGGCAAATGATATACGCGAACGTTCCTCGTTGGTATATGAAGGGAGTGTATTTACAACAAGCAAAAGGCTAAGTGACATTTTCCATTTTTTATCGGTCCTATCCTCCTCAATCGGAGAATAAAGAAATATGGCCGGATATTTCAATTTTGCAGTGGCATTTGATTTACTCCATATCAATAGCTGGTCAGAAATATAATTCCAATCCCCGAACATGTAAGAGATATGCTTTCCATACTCCTTTGATACGCGTTCCACTATTCCCCTGAATATATCCGTTATTACAATCATAAGCCAAACAAGTTAATCTCTTCCAACATTGAACGGTCAAACGAAAACCCGTCGTAGCTGTCATCCTTGCATAAGAAATCAAGCAGATCATAATTCATCTCAACCATTTCATTCCATGCTGGAATCAGGACCACATTAGGATCAGCCTGTTCTTCATCCGCAGAGCCGGTTGTGCCTACACCACTTACATGTACGTTGTTTCTCCTTACAAAGTAAAAGAATACATAGTTAGCGATTGGGCTTTTACCGTCTTTGACCAGAAATTCCTTCAACCTCTCCCATTTATCAATTTTATCTCCGTTCTCCTTCAGATAGTTTATGAATTGACGGCACATATCCCTTCCCAACACCAATTTCAGATACTCTTTCTCATAGGTATCAATGAAACTATTAAGATAGTCTTCCATGGAAGTACGGGTAATAGAAGGAGCCCCTGTATCCACATTCAAGCCATCTATAGATATTGTCCCCTTAAAGTATGTACCGTCAATGATCATATAACTATTCTTTTAATTTATTATCACCCGGTTTAACGAACAGTTCTTCACATCCGAGCTCTTTTGCATCCTGCATCAGATTATTAGGCACCCGGATTTTCCCTTCCTTGAAAAACTTACTCGCAAGCGGCATATTCACACTCGTTTTATCCCCCTTCTTGAAGAAATTCACGTCTTTAATGAATTCAACCTCATACTGCTTATGAAGGTCCATGTTATACTCTTTTCCCATATTTATCCTACTTTATGTTTAACCACTAACTGAAGGAGAAATAGCCTCCATTACCGTAGCAAATGAATCACTCACAAATGCAGTTTTATACTGCGCTTTTACATAGGCCATCAATCGTTTTTCACCGATCATGGTTACAAGGTTCTTCGTGAAGTCGTCGTTTTCCCAACCAAAAGTAATGGTCAGTTGAACCAAGTCTCGAATATTCAGGTAATTGAAATCACCGATACGGAACTTACCCTGTTCGATGGCGGTAGACGTTTCCACCGCGAGTCCTCTGATAAGTTCATCACCTACACGGAACGGCCGCAAGTATTGTCCGTTTGCATCCTTTTCAAGCTGCATCATCGCATAATCGATCGGATTCATCAATACAAGGTTAGGACGATAATTCATCTTGCTTGTAGAAAGAATCTGAGTATATGCCGCTACAATGGCATCATACATATTGGGCGATTTAGCTACTTTGAATCCGGTAAGCGAGAATGAAGGAAGATCTTTAAATACACCTGTAATCTGTCCGTCCGCTCCGGTACCGGAAATAATTCCCTCTTCTTCTGTAATGCCGATACGGTTAATGATTTCCGCTCTGATCTCCGCTACCAACTGAGGCAAATCGGTCAAAGTCTCCTCTGTAAGCTTCACAGTCAACGCAACCTTGCCGGCAGTAATGCTCTTTTCCGAAAGTGTTGCGTCCATATTAGGTTTCAGTCCGCCTTCAGGTACCCATTTGGCATCACCTTCACCCGGTTTGAACTCGGCATAAGTCAACGAACGCGTACTGATACTTGCTACATTTGCATATCTTCGAATCACTGTTTCAGCTTTCGGATCTACAGAAAGAGTTGTATCTACCGTATTGTTATAATGCGGTGCAATGCCTGTACTGGTTACTGTAGAAACTGCTTTGCTGTCCAGTACCAGATTAATGCTTTTCTTATAACCGGCAGACGCTTTACACGCACCTTTCAAGTCAACCACTTTGGCACCTTTCTCAACCGTGATAAAGTCCTTCAGTTGTTCCTCAATCTGTTTATCAATGCTCTTAAAAGCGATCTCACCGTTCCCGGTCTTTTCCGTAGCGGCCTTGATCCGGATAAGGCTTTCCTCGATACTGTTGATGGTTTCATCAAACGTTTTCTTATCAACCGCACTTTCGCTATTCTCTTTCTTGAAATCGCTGATCGATTTTACCGCTTCAGTAATAGATGTACGCAGATCCTCAATTTTCAGTTCATCGTTAAGGTAAGACTTGATCTTCTCTCCTATCTCCTTATCGATAGAATCAGCCAAGGCGCTGTCCATCTTCTCCCATACTTTTTTGTCATCCTCAGACATTCCTTTTGTGTCAATAAGGTCCAAAAATCCTAATTTCATAAGCAATCCTGTTTTAGTTTTAATTTATTAAACATGGACTTCTTACCACGTACGTCGGCTTCCTTCGCTGGCGGATTGCTTTCCGGCCTTGCAGAAGCAAGTGACATAGCTTTAGCAATGATCCTTTGTAACTCTTGTTGTTTTATGACGTTAAGTCCTTTACATAAGACGTCGATGTCGGACACCAATTCACAATATCGGTCCTGGTAATCCTCTTCTGACTTTAATCCCAGATATTCCGTTTCACCATTAGCACCGATTGAGACAACAGAGATTTCATAAAGGACAACCTCTTTTACGATCAGGCAATCTCTTCCTTCATCCCACTCACATTTCTCCCACACATATCTATAACCAATAGAGAATTGGTTCAGTGTTCCGGATTCAAGCTGTGTCAAAGCCTGGTTACCACGTTCCACATCGTCAATCAAAGCCTCAAAATACAGGCCCTTTTCATCTTCACGCAATGCAGTTAAACGGCCTATAGGCTCACTCATATCATGCATCCACAGAAATATGATCTTATCATTAGCCGGACTTTCCGGTCCCCTGTCCTGGATACTTTTTGAGAAGCATCCTTTTATAAGCATATCTCCGGACTTGTCTATATTGCCAAATATGGCAGCATATCCCGAGATCTTCCGGCTTCCGCTGTCAATTGACAAATCCTTTGTCTCAAACGAAAAGGACTTAGTCTGCTTGCCAATTCTACCTTTATATTTATTCTTCGTTTCCATAATCTCCCTTAGGTTTTTCAGGATCAATATCTATATATTCAGCTAAGATGCTTCTTCCCTCGTCTCCGGTAATAAGACCGGCCTGTTTCCCCTTAATCATGGAGTCCATTACCCGTTGCAGAACCTCCGATGATTTACTCTTATCCGCCTGCAAACATTCTACGTGTGAGAAGTCAATCTTCATAATTGTACCTTCCGGACAAACATTCTCCGTAAAAGCCTCCGATATTATTTCTGAGTTAGGTATGATCAGGTCCTGGTAACCGGCACGTTTAGCCGATTCCTGGTTCTCAAACTTACTTTCATTAAAAAGGCTCGGGTTAAGACCGATAGCATTAGCGATCTTTTCAGTACACCTCTTATCCTCTTCATGAAGTTTCAACTGGTCAGAATTATAATTCAAAGGAATCCATCCCAATTTAGCACGGGAGACAGCAATCTGGAACTGACTTTTCATCAACCCGTACTTCCGCTTGAATCTATCAAGAAGTGATTCCTGTTCGGTTGAATTCAGCGAAGCGTTACCTGTCTCACTGTTATCGTTATTGTAAATGATCCCTTTTGGGCCTCCATTCGTTATCAGGGAATTACTTGCCTGCATAGAAGCCATCCAGTTAGAAACAGGGATAGACAAACTGTCTACGGCCGTACCAAACGTTATCTCATCACCTTCATTGCAAGGGATATGGATATCACTGTCGTAAATGATAAAATACTCCTCCTTGTTAAGGACCTTTTTCTCGGTCCCGCACTCAACGTACGCCTCCTTGACTATTCCGTCCAAATCTACCTGGTCCAGAGATTTCCCGGTACCGGTCAGATGGAAATGCGTGGGATGGATGATCCACATCGTACGAGGAATGCCTTTCTTAAAAATACGGTTGGTATATATAGGGCAGTATCCATATGTCCGGAGGACCATTTCTATTTGCGAAAAGAAAGCAATGGAATTTTGTAGAGGATTAGGTTTCTTAAACAAGGCGGTCAGCTTCGGATCTGTGACATCGTTACCCTCTGAGTCTGTCAGGTAAACCCTTCCGTTGGCAAACATGGCTCCCACCTTCCTTATAACGGTAGCGAACGGAGTACAATACAATAAGGCGTTTTCTTTATCCATGGCTTGGGACATGTTAAAGTCCGTCTTCCAGATGGCACCTTTCGAATCAAAAAGATTGGTAAGATAGAATGTATCATTACCTCTCTTCTCAACCACATTAACCTTATCGGTCATATTCATTGCCTTTTTTGAAAACCAGCTACCCATATATGCAAAAAGAGTGGATACACCCAAAGGCGTACCCACTCCCGTTTTTATGTATTTTCGTTCTTTTATGATTTACGGTAGCATATACCTTTATATGCCGTGGATACTCTCCACTGCAAATATAGATAATATTATTGATTATTTACCTAAATCATTCTTTTTTTATCTATAGAAATTACGATTTTTATTTCATTTAACAGATTGGTTTATAATAGAATTAAGTAAGTAAACGAACAAAAACAAGAATATTATTAACAAATTAAATGTAACTGTTACTTACTGAGATACTGACTAAAAACAAAAAGGTTTTAGACTTTTCCCATCCAAGTGTGCTTAAAAACATGTTCTATTATTATCATATTTATAACAAATATGTTATATTTGTACCCGTAAACAAATGCTCTTTGAAATGAAAACAACAGAGTTCTTAAAGAAGGCTGCAAAGATAGGCTGCTATTTCGTGAGTCACGGCAAAGAACACGACGTATGGTACAGCCCGAAAACGGGAAAATACTTCCGAGTGGGCAGGCATGGTTCGCAAGAAATAAAAGGCGGCACTCTTAACAGCATGATGAAAGATGCGGGTCTTAAATGACCCGCACATTTGTTTACCGGAATTATAAAATAAATGGAATATGAAAACGGTTGCTATTGTTGAAATGTGGGACGACAAGACAATAAGTGTCTATGTTCCGGAATTTGACGGTTTTAACTTGAACGGTCAAGGGAAAAGCGTTGATGAAGCAAAACGATCACTACATGAATGTATTGATGACTATATTACCATGCTTAAAGAGCAAGGTAATGAAGTGCAAGAGGAACTGAAGAATGTAGAGTTTGAGTATAAGTATGATATAGCTTCATTCTTTGATAATTTCAAGTTTATAAGCGTATCTACTTTTGCAAAGTACGCAGGCATTAATCCCTCTTTGATGCGCCAGTACAAGCAGAGGATAGCGTTTGCTTCCGAGGCACAAAAAGCTAAGATAGAGGAAGCCATACACAGGGCAGCGAGAGAAATGCTGGCGGTACAACTTTAATTTCGGCATTTGTTTACACGAGACCTCTTTGGAGGCATATTCAAGGCGATGGAATTTAGGTTCCATTGCCTTTTTTATCAGCTAACAGATAAGATATAAAAAAGGCCGGGATTGCTCCCGGACAAATAAAAAATGTTTCTTAGGAAATTATAATTAAATAGAGATCCTATAAAAGTTCCCTACCAAGCATCATCTTCATTTCCTGCCAAACCATTTTTTACAGCTTCTTCTATTTTATCCATAATAACATTAGAATACGCATGCGCCATTACCAATGCTTTAGATGATGTTTTTTTAGCCTTATGCTTATCCTTATCTATAAATGGATAACATGTCTCAAGCCCCCATTTCTCAATCCTCTTTTCTGGTCTCTGTGTCCCATCTGAAAATGCAGCTATAATTCCCCCTCCTATAACTTTTTCTATATTATAATATTGTAGAGTATAAGTTATACGAATCTTACCATCTTTTATGTCTACTTTTATAATTGGAGTAATATTAACTTTATATGAACTCATTCCTCCTAAATGCGCAGCAATATCCGGAACATATCCTTTACCAATAATAACGCCAGCCTCTCTATCATTTAATTTTATAACAGCATTCGCATCATTAAATGACTCTGTAAACCAGTGATTCAATATAACATACAAATCATCCTTGGTTCTATTACCACACTCTACGACTTGAGTATAGGTTAAAGACTGATTTTTATCTAAGGCGAGAGTTGATCCCAAATTTTCAGCTGCTTCCACCCAATTATCACCATAATTTTCTTTAGCATATTTTTCCAACTCTTCTGTTCTCATAACTTGAGCTTGTAATGAAACCGAAAATGTAACCGTTAACAATAAGAATAAAATCCTTTTCATAATTTGAAAATATTAAATTATCTGATTAGTATCGTTTGTATTGTTCAGATACTTGATACTCTTTACCTTCATAGGTAAAGGTCCAAGAGAATATAGGAAGATAAACATATCTCATCTGACCACCAAGATTTGTTGATTGTCCCGCCTTAAGAGATCCCAGTTTAGAGGCTTCGTCAGTGTACAATACGATGTTTCCGGTTGATCCATCTTTTACCTCAAACTTAGTAAGAGATATTTCTTTAGAGCTTGTATTCGTAATATGGCAATACAAAGAACCAGTTATATAACCATTAATAATAACAAGTCCTGCTCCTGATCCCCCAGAAATATTTAAATTAATAAAGTCTGTAATTTCAGCAGATGTCACTTCGCAAGTAGCGGTATGACCGCCATCTTCTGTCGTTATTGTAATTGTAGATGTGCCTTTTTGTAATGCTGTAACTTTCCCGCTATTATCTACAGAAACAACATTAGGTGCAGAACTACTAAATTTTACATTTTTATTCTCCGCATTTTCAGGTAAAATAGAATATGCCAATGTATAGCTTTCTCCATTCAGAATCTTAACTGAAGATTCTGTAAACTGGACTCCTTTTACTGAAGAAGGCAAAACATTCACAGTACACTGCGCTTTAAAATTCCCATCATTAGTAGTGGCAATTATGTTACATGTACCTTTTGCCAATGCAGTCACCAATCCGTCTTCTACCTTTGCAATATTAGGATCGCTGGAAGACCATTTAATACTTTTGTCCTTTGCATTTTCGGGAGATACAGTAGCTGTCAGAGTAAATGACTCGCCGGCTTCAATAGATTTAGTTGTTTCATTCAATGTAACTCCTGTAACCTTAATAGGATTCACTTTAACAACACATTTGGCGGAGGTATCACTTCCTTTGACTTTGACTGTAATAGTACATTTACCATCGGAAACGGCTGTAACCTCGCCATCTGCATTAACCGTTGCTATAGTTTTATCCGAAGACTCCCATTCCACATCTTTGTTGGTAGTATTTTCCGGTTCTATCGTATACTCCAAACGAAATGATTCACCGGTAGTCATCGTCTTTTCACTCTCAGATAGTTTGATACCCGTTGCCTCAATTGGAGTTACAGTAATCTTACATATATCTTTTAACCCTAAATTAAAGGAAGATACTGATATAGTTGCTTCTCCAACGGCTTTGCCATAAACAACTCCATTTTCAACAGTTGCAATTGTTTCATCAGAAGAATTCCATTCATATTCGGGAGCGGGTAAATCTGCTGGCGAATGGCTGACAGTAAGAGTTATTTTCTCACCAATCTTTACTGAAACTTCACTTTTAGAAATTTTGATAGATTGTACAACAGGTTTGTCATCATCACCGCAAGAAGATAATGACAGAACAGAAACAATAGATAGTAACAATAAAATAGTTCGTTTCATGAATATAACATTTTAATATTAAAAAATATTGTGCAAAATAATTAAATAGATACATACTTACCAAGTTTTATCCGAATTATTTTTTGTATTCAACTAAAATATCTATATTTGCAATGCTAAATCAATTATAGGGGACGGAAAACTCCTGTGGCTTCCATTGGGAGTTATTTTTTTGCCAACATATATTGTAGTAGTATCACTTAAGATATTGCGCCTACCGAGTGGAGATACGGAAACGCCTCCGAAATAAACCCTATGGTTGATTTAGCAGCTCGTAGTAGGCGCTTTTTTATTGTTATGCTAAATCAACCGATTCAAGTCCTAAAACAAACAGAGTTGATTGGACACCAATTCACCGTTTATGGAACGGCAGAAAATCCATTATTCTTAGCCAAAGAAGTAGCAGAGTGTATTGGACACAGTAACATCACCGTAATGCTTCAAACAATAGACGAAGACGAAAAGGTAAAGGTCTCCCCTAAACAATCCTTAGGGGAGTTAGTTAACTACAAAGAATACAACTTCTTAACCGAGGACGGTTTATATGAAGTCCTCATGCAATCCCGTAAACCGATCGCCAAACAATTCAAAAAGGGAGTAAAACAAATCCTTCACGAAGTACGAACTACCGGCGGCTACATTGCCACCCACCAAGATGACACTCCGGAGGAAATCATGGCACGTGCCCTAACTATCGCACAAGCCACTCTTTCCAAAAGAGAGGAACGCCTAAAACAGCTCGAAGCCCAAACCGAGCAGCAACAAGCTACCATCAAGATTCAGACAGAGGAAATCAAGAAATCCGCCCCGAAAGTTAACTACTACGATAACCATTTGCAATCGGTCAACACGCTTACCTCCACACAGGTGGCTAAGCAAATCGGAATGGATGCGGAGAAGCTTCACAGGAAAATGAAAGAAATTGGTATCCTTTACAAACAGTCCGGGCAATGGTTACTATATTCTCCTTTCTCTACTTGGGGGCTTCATGCTACAAGGACGCAAACATATACCCGTAACGACGGATCTATAGGAACGAGCGTTTACACAGTATGGACCACTAAGGGGCTACGTTTCATCCATGCCTTGAACGAATGTGGATGGAACGTCAAGAAAGCAATTAAGCAGATTAAAGGAGAATTCGAACCCGCTGCATAATAATTAACCACATATTATTTCTGTTTTGCTCACCTTGTTTATAAGGTGGGCAGACCTCTAACACCTTAGAATTATGATAGAGATTATATTAATATTGGTTTGTCTGTACACAGGTTACAGGCTTACACGGAAGAAAGGAGAATCATTCTTCTACAACGATTGATTATATATAACGCTTCGACTACCAATCAGGCGAACATCTCTGTTAGGGGATGAACACCCCGGGAGCAATACGGCTCCTGGGATCTCGACGAAGGAAACGAAATTAATCTAAATGAAATTCTAAATAAAAAGCTATATGGAAACTTCAAAATATACCAATATGGACATGGTATTGCTGAGCCGTGTCGTATCACTTACCGACGATATCCTTAGAATGCACAAGGAACTCAATGAACTCAAATTGATCCTCAATGAACGGACAAAGCAAGCTGAAGCAAAAAGTAGACGCAATGTGTTCATGAAAATAGAGAAAAAAGGACGGTAGATATGATGAAGGGAGAGCAAAACAGACTCTCCCTTTATTTATAGAATCTTAAAAATAGAACCAAATTTTGGCACTTAGTCAGAAAAATCACGGAAGTTATAATTTTACCACATGAAAAATAGAACAAAAAGGCAGCTTACTCGGCTGCCTTATCCATTTTTTCTATTACCTCCCTAAACCTGTAGAACTGATCAATGCACGGATAGTATGTAGGGTTCTCCCACTGGGCTCCGATCATCATTGTCATAGACTCAATATAGTATTTGCAGTCTACGATCTTGGAGGCTTTATCCAATTGGAGTTCATTCGGATATTTTCCTGAAACAAGCAATTGCTTTCCCCAGTTGATCAGTTCTGTTATGTTTGAAAGGCTATACTTCTCTTCCATAGTTAATTTATAATTGGATTTTCATTAAACAAAAGGACGGTTTCACAGTCCCAACTTGACAAATAAGATTTCGTCTCTCTTACTCCTTTATAGGTCAGCCAAATCCCATCATAACACTTAGCCAATTCTTCGAAATCTAAGAATTTGAATGATGAAATATAACCTTTAGGAACATCAATAAGACCACTATCTAAATTGAATGATATAACACGTTCCTTAGCCACATTTATAAAATCACGACAACTATCTATAACCAAGATCCGTTCCGTGGAAATATTAAGTTCAAAGCTGTTTTGGATTTTATTTAGCCATTCATATTCTATACAACAATCACGCCATTTGTACTTAGAATATACCGGTGAAGTCCATAATCCTCCGGATGCAGGTTTATAATAGGATATTTCTGAGTTTTTAATCGGAGATATCGGGTGTAGTTCTGTACTTCCACAATGTTCTACGACCATGATTATACTGATATTTATTCTGTTATTATAATATCTTATTTATTTTTTCAATGTATTGAGTTTTCCCTCTAGTTCTTCCAATTTATCAGAGTGTCTTGATTGTGCTATAAGATGGATATAGTGATCTCCATATATAGTGTCTTTTAAGATAATAGACTTATTTATAAAATCTCCTTTAAGATTCCGATTCGTCCTATCAAACATGGAAGTAAATAAAGAACTACGATAATGTTGATAAGACATTTGATTTCTAGCATTTTTTTTCTTTATTGGATCTTTAGAACAATAAAAATACAGAATAACATCATTCTCCTCTAAGAAATTGAAAAGGATTGATGCTATTCTATTTAAGTTTCCTGCATTATTAACAATGTCTATCTTGGACATTGATATCAGTGCTATATCTACAATCTCAATAGTAGTTTCAATTGGCAGATTCTTACAATCAGTAAGTTTTAGAAGATATTGATGTCCGTCTGAACATTCAATAGGCAACGTGATATTCATTACTTCTTCTTAGTAGGGAAATACTTATCCTTTTTAGTTAAAAGATCATTTTTAGTTTCACATTTCCTGCGCTCCAATTCCCTCACAAATTCAAGAAGCTTTTGTGAAGGTTTCTCAATTACTAATGGGCTGTGAGTATTCATATTAAATCAGTATTTATTATTTAGATGCGTTACATTATAATGTTATCACGTTGCAAATATAGTAAATCAGTCAGTATCTCACACTAAATCATCACTAAATTTACCATCAAAACGAGCTTTTTAACCAATATCAACATGATTATCAGCTAAATCACATCTATTATCATATAGAACAGAACTAATAAGAGGAAGGTTCAGAAAGTGCCGGAACTTCTTACGTGAACCGGCTCAGAAAGCGTGTAAAGGGATATATCCTATTTATACTCTTTCTGAGAGTAGAGAGAGAACCGGAAGATCAAACAATTACTGATTATTCCTAATTGTTCTTGCAACTACCGAAGCCAAAGCACTCAGGCAATTAATCCCTTCATAGTTCTCTTTACCATTATAATCCATCACTGAATCCATAAAAGAAAGATATTCAGGATAATCATCATAATCACTTCTAAATTTAAATCTCTCTTTTATAAATTCTTCATTTGCAGATATTCTTTGGTCCATATTCGCATATAAGCTGGTAGCCCGCACATTATCCATCCATTCCCTCACATCTCTTGCAAATTGGAAATATGATTTATGACTTTCAAAAACAGTACTGACAGGTGCCCATTCTTTGAGTTTCTCTTCCATTAATCCGGCATCAAATCCATCTTTAAATAAAACTCCGTCGATAAAGACCTCAGTTCCATAGACTGCATGTATCATTATAAACTTACCATTGCAATCTGGCATGATATAGACTATAGAATCTCCTTCTATTGCTATTCCTACATTATAATATTTCATATTTTCTTTCTTATGTGTATTTCTCTTCCTTGCCATTGAATATGATAAAAACTGTTCCCGGAATATATCTGTACACACATAACGGAAACAGTCTGTTAAATGGCCAAACTCCTCGTAACTCTGTTTGGTTATCTTGTCCTTAATCCGAGCTTTTAATATTCCTCCATTAGTGTCTTTCTTTACATTCTCGTAATCTTGTATAGACTTTTTACATGATTCATCAATAGACACAGATATTCCCTGGAAACCCTCTAATAAAGCATTCACAAACTCTCCCGACATAGCAACAGGAGGGTTCTTTTTAGGAACCATATCAACCACCCGAAAAGTATTCTCCAACACATCTATAAATTTATCCAGAAAAGATCTCTTTTCATCATCAATGGTATTTCCGCTTCTGGTACTCGCATCTCCATGCAAATATACCACATCGTTATATCCGATTCCTTCCAGCCATGTACGTGTCAACTCGGCTGCTTTAGTTACTGTATTAAACGGATCTTCAGCACAGATTTCATGAACTTGCCTTAACTCCAATTCTTCATTTTGCCATATTGATACACTGATATATGGGAGAACATTATTATCAACAGAAATATGCAAAGGAATTCCTTCTGTTACAGGACATATCTTCTTATGCTTACCAGAATCAAATGCATGCAAAAACTCTCCACCTGTCTTTATTTTACCCCATTCCCCAAGCGCATATATACGATAGTAATTATAATCTCTTGTCCTATCCTTATCAAAATCAGCAACCGCCTGCCGGTCATAAAATCCATATTGCCCATCCGGACTGCCAACTACCCAGAAATTATTGAGGTAAGTTGATTGCATTATAACTGTATCCGGAGCATGAATTTCCTCAATTCCCGTTCTAGGATTTCTCAAAAGCCTTTCTGTATTCTTCCATTTTCTAGCAATCATTGAGAATTCTTTAGGAAGAATCTTCTTTGTTTCATTATCTCTCAATATACCATACAAGTCATTTGACTCCTCTTTTAACTGCTCTTTATCAAATACATTTTTTTTAATCCAACACTCTTCCTCAATAGGATTAAACATTGAAATGATTTTCTGTCCTTTCCGGCCTCTAAGACGCTTCTTTATCTGTTTGAAATCTTCTTCTTTAAACTCAGACAATTCTTCACAGACAACATATTTATAACTCTCCAATCCTTTTATTTTCTCAGAATCATCCAATCCCTTAAATGTTATGTAGGACCCGTTAAAACAAATAATCTTATTCTCTCTAAACGAGAATAGCCTATATATCCCAAGGGACCTTACCGCCTCCTGAAAAGTCTTATAAATACTATCAGCAATAGAAGAACCTACTTTTCTAAATACAAGCGTATTATTACCCCCTGAAAGACATTCTATCAACATAGCCTGAGCAACAGAAAAGGACTTGGCCGATGAAGAACCTCCATAAAGGAAAATAAACCTTATATCATCATCTTTCATAGCTTCCCTGAGATGATGAAAATTTGGATTAAACTTTCTATAACTAATAGATACCTTTTCCATTAATCCCCCGTTCCCGTATCAATATCAAGCAACATTTGTTTTATATTAACTTCTGTCGGTTCATCATATCCCAACATTTTGCAAATACGAGATATGCTCCAACTCTTACCATTCAACTTTAATTCAATCCCCTCCTTGGTAACTTTAACACTTTCTACAGCACGCGCCATTTCTTCAGTCCATTCGGATGAATCTTTAAATATCACCATACCATTTCTTATACTAAGGAAATCACGGATATCAGCAAATGCAATACACCGCAATTCCTCAAGTACGCGATCCTTAGTAATATTTGACTTCTTTCTTAATTCACTTTGGAGCTCCTGTATTCTGGGAGACAGCTTTGAAACCAACTTAGATGCTGCCTCCCATACAGTTTTATCACTGGAGCCTTTGCACGAATATACCTTTCTATATGCTTCAGAAGCATTACTGGTCTCAATATAAAGATTACAGAATTTTTCTTGTTTAGGTCTTAGCTTCATGTCTTTTCGTTAGTCTGAGTTATGTATAACATAATACACATTACAAATATAATTATTTTTCTCCTAATATAAAAACTTGATTAATAGATAATCTGGAGTTTGTGGTACCATTTATCCGCATGTGGGCACCACCCTATCATAAACGATATTTGGCGTATAGTTATTTTATATATCTTTCCTTTCATCGTTATTCCTCCTTCTTTGTCCTTTTACATATTACCAAGCAAGTATTATCGCAGATATAAAATTTATCATGCTTATCACAAAAAGAATAGTAGCTAACCATGCTATACCCGAGTGATAGGCAAGTAAAAAAGCGATAAATGATAACCAAAATACTATCTCTTCAAATTGATGTTTTTTCATGATTATATCCTCCCGCAATATGAAGCAAATCTCCATACACCCATTTATTGCCATTAACCGTTTTCCCTCTGAATTTTATTGTACGATTCATGTCTTATTCCTCCTTCTCTAATTGTTTTACAATCTTGAAATAATCCTCCTCACTCAAAACCTTTTCTGCTGCAATAAGCACCGTGTTATATCCATTACAATAAGCCAAGTCTGCAACTTCACTTATTATGAGTTTATTAAAATGGTCTTGTTGTAAATTCAACAATCTTTTCATGCAAAGGGATTTATTGTGATCTCTATTCATTTTTCTTCCTCTTATTTAAAATGATTAATAAGTTCTTCTACCGTAGCCTTACGCCAATGTGGTAATTGCTGTCCATACGTAACATCCGGACAGGTATTTAAATCCCAATCTCCAACTTTCCATTCTTTATCAGGGGATTCTATGCAATCCTCAGTACAAATAAACCACTGCATGAAGCTATTAGCTTCCAGTATTTCATCGAAGGTGGGAATGGGCATATATAGTTTTATGCAATTTTCATAAAACGTATAAGGGTAATTCTTATATCTCGCAAACTTACCCCAACGTTTGAAGAAATAAGCTACAACAACAATATCTCCATCAGTAACAATATAATACCCATCCTTTTCTGGCAATCGCTCCTCTACACTTATCCACGGGGATTGCTTTGCGTGCCATTCAGCACCAGCTTCAAACGCATTTTCCACCATAATTCTATTCATGTCTACACCCGGATAATTCTTTTCATAATATTCTTTCTCGGCTTCTTCTACTGTCTGTTTCATAATTAGATCCTTTCTTTTTTAAAATCGGAAAGGATTAGGATCAAGCCCAATATTTCCCAAAACGATTGCATTTTATTATTTCATCTAATTTCAATTGTTTCCGACGGAACTTATTTATAGCCCGTTTCTCAAACTTTCTTTTTTTAGAACTGCAATGCTTCTTATCCATTCGACATTG